GTTGTGACTGACATTTTACAGCCACTAAGAACCAGAAAGACAACTACTGTCAATAAGCGCACACTAACACCATTTTTGCCGTTGGTACGGGCGTTTTGTCCCGGAGCCGTTAGCACGAGCTTTCCCCGCTTTGCGAGGATTGGGACGTGGAGTGCATTTTTCGACCTTTTGTGGGGACGGATTAGGGGAGATTAAACCAAGGGGCGCGGAGGCCACATCAGCTAAGGTGGTGATGATCTTGGGCGCTTTACGAGCGAGGGATTGGACCGCCCCACGTATTTTTGGCTTGGGCTGTGCCGAAGCCTTCGCAACCGTTCGGATGCGATTTGGTCGGATGTTGGCCAAACGAGGTTTGGCCAGCACTCTAGGTGGGACAACACGCGGTCGGGGAACGACCTTAACGCGAGGTCGCGTATTTGGGGCCATTTTTCCCGAAACTGAGCGGGGTCGTTTGGGTGCAGACGGCCCACGAGGTCTTCTAGGCTTTCTTGCCATATGATTTCACCTTTCGTGTTGTTGATAATGACTTGGGTCCGGAAGGTCGAAACGACCATTGCGGAAGTCATTGTGTAAACAGTGTGAGATTTATGCCAATCCGGCACAACCTCAATTCCGTACAGCTTTTCAAGGTAGGCTTGGACCTCTTCCGGTTCCCGGTCAGGGTCTTGGGCAACGTCGCTCAGATATTCCCTCGCGTCTTCGCTTAAGATCAAACTTTGATCTGGACGCTTTCGAGCCCATTCAAGCAACCAGGCGTCAAGCATTTTTGTGTAGAGCGTGCTATCGCGCTCAATCCTGTAGAAAAAGGGCTTTCCGTCACGATTGTTGTTGCCGTCTACGGTAAACGCGGGACCGCGCTGGAACAGGGGCAAGCCCTGGCGCGCGTGTTGCCTAGCATATTCCAGACAGTATTCTTCGCCCAGGGCAGGGCGCTTGGAAAATCTAAGGGCGTTTCTATGGATGTTATCCTTATCCAGATAATCCATCATATATGTAGCGGCGGCTTTCGTGGACTTTGGCGGCTCGTATTGCACGAACCCCAGGTCCCAAAAGCTGCAATCGTCCAAACGCTCATTCATCTGGCGTTCCGGCGGCGGAGACTTCCAGAAGATCACAGCGTGAAAATGGGCCCGAGATTTCTCGGACCCATATTCCCCAACTGCCAAGTACGAAAACTTGTGACCGGCTTTACGCATACGCTTGAAGCACTTTTGCAGGTCGGGGTAATTCAGCATATAGGCGTTTGGGTTTTCTGATGCTGGTATTTCGCGTCCCGTTTCCGGGCACACGCTTTTCCCATAGGTAAAAGTACAAAACCAGACGCTTTCGCTAGTCTTTTGTTCGGCGTTCATACGCCCTATCCAGTGCATCTTGCGTTCGCTGATGCAGTCTCGGCACTTGCGGCATCGGACCATTTTAAAGTCATCCTCAAACAGTATCTTTACGGGTGTTATACACATAGTGGTGTCAGTGGCGCTATAGAAGACAAGGGGGTTCTAGTTCGACGCCCCCCGAACCTCCAATACTTGGAGTTTCCGGTTCGGGGGGCTGTGTTGCTAACCTTCTTTGTTAAGGCCATCACAATATTCCGGGCAGTAGCCGAGTTTTGCATCTGACAGCAGGTCTAGCAGTGACGTTGGCACCTGACAGGCCGGGCACACGTACATAGGCCAATTGAGGTTAGCCAGGTCATGGACAGGGGCCAGGGGATCAGCGTCCATTTCTTCAGGCGATTGGTTTAAGGCCGTTTGAACACCGGCCATGTGCAACGCCTCAATATAATCGGCCAGGAGCTGCTCCGACCGTTTGGCCTGGAGCTCGCGCCTGGCCAGGGTTTTGGCTGTAGGTTTGGGTGTTTTGGGGCGGTACTTCCAACGGAAATACCCGTCGGACGTAACCGCCCCGCCATGCAATTGAGCTCGATTGTGGATCAGCTGCTCAATCACCTGGTGCTCTGATAGCGAGAAATTTCGCAATCGGTCGTAGTGATAAAACTCACTCGAAACACCATCATCGCCATAAAAGAAATCACCGATTAATGGAATACCCATTCTCGCGGCTTCATTCATTACGGCGATAATGAAATCAGTCTGTTCCTTTTCCGGCATTGTTTCCCATTCCGGCTTCAGGCGATCCACTATCATTTTCGCCTGAGGGTTCATCAGCGCTTTTACCGCTTGGTGATGGAACCGGCTTTGGGGTTTGGGTCTGTGCTTTATCCTTTGGCGCAGATACGCGATCTTTTCCAATATCGGCGCGTAGTCTCTCAATCCGTTCATTCGCTTCTCTTTCCACTTGCTCTCGGAACCGCTCGCGTTCGAGCTCATTCCGTCGTTGCATTTCGTGGATCGCACGCATTTCAGGCGACAGCGGACTAGGCCGGTCGAAGGACGTGAATTTAACGTCCGGATATTGCTTAGAATAAGATTGATCCACGGCGGCATTGAGCCAATAAAAGTGACCCTTTGTCAACACGGTAAAGTAGGGGCCCCGTAGATTGATGCGCGTCTCGCCCTCAAACAGGGCAACAAGATGCTTGTCTTCGCCCTCAGGATCATTGCTCTCATAAATCTCGCAACGCTCCGTGGCGCGGACTGTAACGCGCCCAAAGGGCAATTGGGTGTAGTCATCATTCCATTTCATGGTGATACCTTTTCAAACAAGAAAAAGGGGGAGCACAAAGCCCCCCCCATAAGTTACTCAGACCAGGCTATTCAGCTTCGTCTGGGGCGGCAGGATCGTCGGAACCATCGCCAGCAAGCCGCGATCTATCCACTTGAGCTGCAACACTGTCGTAATCGTCTGTTGCCTCACGAAGTGCTGGGCCAAAGTACGTCAGACCTTCAGTCATGGCGATACCGTTAACCCACCATTCGAAGGGGTCCAGATTACTATCGTTGAACACCTCGTGGGAGATATCCGTAGCCAGGTAGAAATCCGGTCCCAGGGTCACGTTTTCAACTTCTGGCGTCCAGATGCGGTTGCGGTCCTGGACCCAGGGGTCAGTTGGACTTTCTCGGAAATACCGACCGCCTAAGGCTGTGTGGCGGCGCATCCATTTGGCATTGAGCGGACGGTATCCAAACAGGTCGTCGCCTTGCTCATGACTGCTATCGACTTCCTTACAGGAAACCATTTCGACCGGTTGAGGGTCCAATTCGTCGGAAGTCCTGAAAGGAAGATCATCAACCGTCTGAGCCGCAAAGAAGTAATCGCGTTGGCGCTCATACACTTGCTCTGGCAACACCTGGGCGACGATCATAAAGACGCCGCCAGTGGTGACCGCCGGAATACCGGCTGTGAGCTCCAGGGAGGCACGACCGTCAGAGAGGGATTGATCCAGGTTACCGCTATCCGTGGCATATCTCTCCATCATGCCAACGGTCGTTTCTTTCATGTCCAATTCAATCGGGTGGCGGAGCTGCTCATCCCTGATACGGATACCTGACAGCATTTGGTCAATCATCCATTCCTCGGATACGCCTTGGAACTGAGTGCGCAAACGCGCCCAGGCCGCCGTTTCACGAGCGGTTTGGATGTTGGCCAGGGAAACGGTGATACCGTCTTGTTCCAGCTGAGCGTAAATGTTCGGGAAGAATGTTCCGTCAGCTGCGACGGTTTCACCGTACCATTTGCCAACGCCATCTATTGATTGCGCATTTGTATAGTCGCGGGTGGTGCCATCTGTCTCTTTAACGTTAAGAGCAGGAGCATCCGTGTTATCCACCGTCCCAATACCACGAACTGGCATTTGGGCGCCGGTCACGGTTAGAGGCACTTCCCCTTCAATCAAAGCATCATCGAAGGTCGGAACAACATATTTCATGTTGGAGTTCGACCAGAAGGCCGGAGCCAGGCTATCGTCCAGGCCGTCGCGAGGCTCCAGGCTGGGAGAGGTTTGCATCGCAAGGTAATTCCAGATCGCGTTGTAGGCTTCCAGATAATCGGTGTTGCCGTTTTCACCGTTAGGCATGTGAAGCCCAAGGGCACGGCGAAACGGCGAAGGTTCACCGCCATCAACATAAGGCTGGAACCAGGGAACAACGGAACCGTCGATTTCCGCCTCTCCGGCATAGGAGCGGTTGATCGTCCCCATGTCGTTGAAACGCTCGAAGGCAAGCTTGGGAACGAAGAACGCTCGCGCTGTTACGCGTACCGCGTTAATCAACATCGCAGAGGTTTCTGCCATCTGAAGATTGACGCCAAAGCGGGAAGTTCGCATCCCGTCTTCGCGCAAGAGGCCATGCGCGGCGAGCGGCATAAGAACACCGCCGTACGAGGTGCTAACGGCACCTGATACGTTCGGACGTATAAACCGCTGATGTTCAATCGCATTGCGACGAATACGCGGGGCGTTCGGTTGATAGGGCGCACTTTGGCGGCTGTGTTGCTTGTTCATCATCGGCCTTTCTTACGGGAGCTGCTTTTCCCGCCTTGGGTTGGTGGGAGATATCCCGGTAAAGTCATTTTTCGAGCTTGCTCGCGGGTGGTGCCGTATTCCTTTTGGGCATCACGTCGCCTGGTAGGCGCGTTCAGTTGTTTGCCAATGTCTTTGTACTCATCCCAATTATGGACGCCAACAACGATAGGTGTCAGCGCGCCATGAAGGTTGGTGACAAAGCCGTCGTCGCCAAAAGTGAATTCTATGTGGTCAGCTGAGGGCCACCAGGCTGGCGTATCAATCAGGGAATACGCGCTGTTGGTAGCGTTGTCGGTTTCACGAACAACGATCGCACCGTCAGCGACGTTTTGTGGACTTAGCGGCGACCCAAAAGCAGTTTGGGTGCCTTCCAGGGCTATTCTCGCGCGTTCGACCGCTTCCGGCGAAGCTTCGCCCGGATTAGTCGTCTTAACCGGGCTCGACGTTCTTTGCATCCCCGGCACTCCGAACGGGTTTTGGTTACTACGTTTGAGGCGAATGACTTCCTGGGTAAGTATTTCATTGTTGAGCCTTTCCGTTTCAGCACGGACAGGATCAAGCATATCTGCAAAATCAATCAACGCGCCGCCCAAGCTATCAAGACGGGAATTCAAAGGGCTTTGTCCAGTCCTGGGTGTACCACCAGCACCAGACGCAAGAGCAAATGCCGGATTAAACCCGGCAGCTAAAGCACCATCCCGAACATTCTTGAAGTGTTGTGTCGTTGTTCGTCGAGCCATCCGTTCATCGGACGGCCCGAACATACCGGCTACTTTCGAGCCAATTCCAACAGCTTGGGCAATTTCTGACAGCATTTGATTTCCGTTTCCGTTGTGACTGACATTTTACAGCCACTAAGAACCAGAAAGACAACTACTGTCAATAAGCGCACACTAACACCATTTTTGCCGTTGGTACGGGCGTTTT